GACAAATCTGCTGACGAATATTACGAAGCAGGTCAACAAAATGAATTCTATACCACTAGCCCGATAGCTTGTGGTTATGATTTCAGCAAATGTTATGAATGAGTTTGAGTTAAAAATTGGACAACTTAAAATTAAAGGTATCTACATTGCGTTATTTCTGCCCCTTGTTTCTACGATTGGTGGTGGTGTCTGGACTATTAGTGGGCTTTATAACCAATTTACCAATTTAGAAGGGCAAGTTTTAGCCAATTCGTCACAGGAAGCCACCATTGGCTCTCTAAACGAAAGATTGTTAATTGTAGAGCAAACTATGGCTGACAGTTCACTAAATGAGTTACAGGGCAAACTAGCAGAGCTTGGTACGAACCTAACTGCCATTATGGAAGCCCAAAAAGAATTATTGGGTCTGAAAGATCAATTTAAAGATATTGATGTTGCTGCCAAAGAGAACACATTGCTTGTTAATAGTTATGAAGCTAGAATCAAAGAGTTGGAAAACAAAATTAATTTACATCAGCGTGAAGTTGATGACATCTGGAAAGGTATGGATGCCCTAGCAAATCCATTAGGCTAATGACAGACGAACTCTTGTTTGAACTGCAAAACCACATCAAAGAATACGAAGGCTTTAGCAGACTTGTCTACGAATGTACTGGTGGCTACGCTACTATCGGCTATGGTCGCAATGTCGAGCAAGTGGGCATTACCAAAGAAGAAGCCGAGCATTTGCTTAAAAACGATATCGAACAATGTCTGAAAGAACTACGGAGCATTATGAACAGGTTTGATGATTTGCCTGACAAGGCACAACTAGTTTTGGTTGATATGTGTTACAACTTAGGGCTATCCAAACTCCTTAATTTTGAGAATATGCTAGATGCTATTGATGCAGGTCATTGGCAGAAAGCCAGCGAAGAATTGTTAGACAGTCGTTACGCTGCCCAAGTTAAAAGACGGGCTAGAATCAACGCAGCTTTTTTGCTTTCTTGTTCAGACGTTTCGTAGTCTCAATCATATTGATTAATTTGAACAAGGCATCTTCTTTTAAATCGTGCTTCATAATATTGCAGCGATAAGTAATTAGTTGAATGTTGTCTGGTTCGTACCCTTTTTCTGGGTCTATCCTATCTAAAGATATATTGGTATCGACTTTGCCTTGTCCTGTCAGCCATGTCATCTGTTGCCCTGACAAAGCACATTTACCTTCTTGCTTGTGGTAACAGTTGTAGAGGTGAGCTTGATTGATGTGCCAAGTTAAATCAGCTCTGGATGTCCGTCTTGTGCCTGATTGCACTTCGTATCTTAATTTAGAAAACAGCTTATCCATGTAGCTGTATTGGTCTAGTCCTGCTTGGGTGGCTCGGTATTTCTTATCACAGGCTTTGCATCTGGCACGCAGCCTATCACCTCTGTCAATATAAGCATTGGCTTTGGTTATCGGTATCTGACAGTCCTTGCAAAGCTTCATCTAATAATTGTGGCACTAATCGTGGCTTTTGCAAATGCCACGATATTGCTAATACTGGATTAATTTCTACTGCTTGTTTAGAGTAAACAATATTGTCACTTTTTTTAAGGTTATCTTTTGCCCAAAGTGGTTGTAAATTTTCTAAAGACCAGCAAGTTTTGATATCTGTTTCGTCCTTTAGATTAAAATGACATTTTGGAATAATATGGTCAATATGTATTTCGCCACGATTAAATTTGTCCCATGTCATGCCTTTAGAAAAATATTTTTCTAAATGCGTTTTTAAATCATTCATCGTATATCCCAATAAGTCATAAAGTTTATTGTTATTTTTCTTTATGTCTGCCCTGAAAGAATCTCCTAAATGTGGATATTTTTCTATCTTTTTATTAATTTGTCGTCTTAATCTTTCTTTTAAATTGAACTCAAAATCATAATCATATCGGACTTTGTAACGCAGACTTTCAATGTTTTTATAATGTGAATAATTTTTCCTTTCGTTTTGAGGAACATTGTATTTACAAAATATATGATGCCTTTTTTCTGAAAAAGTCAATTTCCTTTTTTTTGGTTTGCATTTTTTCAATTTTTTTTCTAATTTTTTTAATATAGGTTTATTGAGGCGTAAAAACTGTCTTAGCACATCTATAGGTTTATAATCTGCATAAGAAATATCTTTATTTATTTTATTTTTGAATCTTTGATATCTTCTCCTTCTAAGCTCATCGGGTGTGTGTTTTGTTACACCTTTTATCCAGCCCCTTTTTTTAAATTGTAATTTTGATTTTTCTTTACAACATTCTTTACAAATATAAAAAAAATACCCATAGCCTTTTGCTTTTCTTTTATCCTTATGCCAATAAAAAAAGTCTGTAGTAAGTGGTAAGTTTTTCTCACAGTTACTACAGACTTTATTCATGCCTTCCTCATCCATCGATAAATAGTGCTGTGGTCAACAACATAGCCCTGATTCTCTAATAATGCTTGCAAGGCACGACAAGACAAATCTGGATGGTCAGCATAGATATGCATAGCATAGTCGTGGGCTTTCTTTTTTTCAGCCTGTATGTATCTAGTTCCTTTCTTCATCATCTTCCAACCTCTTAACTTGCACAGTTTTGTTTCTGACAGTGTACGCATCTTTGGCAGGGACAATTTTCTCTGGCTGTGCCTTGTAAGATTTACTGCCCCATTTGATTTGCCATCTGTCGTGTGTCCCCACAGTTGCCTTGCCCATCTTGTTTTGAATTTCTAATGTGGCTTTGGCTTTCAGGTCTTGCAAGAGTTTCATCTGTTCATCGACATGAACAATGGTGCGAAACAACTGCTCATCCTCATCACTGAACTCATAAGCCAGTTCTGGGTCAGCTTCAGCGTGGATGCGTGCTGCATCACTAGATGTGGTCGGTGGGTAGTATTCTTCGGTAGCGATACGTCTATCGAAATCAGTAATGACTGTGTCTAGCTCTCGTTCAAAAGCAAAGTCTCTGCGCATGACATACAACTGCAACATGGTAGATCGGTACAGCACTGCGACAACAGCCCAATCGTAGTTAGTAGCTGCCATCAAGCCCTTGCACTGCAACACACCTCTGTAATCAGCAGGGATGCCATCTTCGGGTGGATAGACAGCAGTGGCTTTGGATTCCAAAACACCTTTACCGCTAAGACAAATCGGTTCACCATCTTCGGTAAAGATTGTTTCATTATCTGGTTTGATGATTAGATTGTCAGCGTAAGCTATCCCATCCAACGACCCCATCAAGGGCAAGGCTTCGTGTTGCACTGGTGTGGTGATATCGGTGACTAAATTAGATAGCCCTAGCTCTTCAGCAGTAAGCTGTAAAATTAGTGGCTCTAGCTTGTCACCCATCTTTTGTATAGTTGATTGTTCATCACCCTTTCTAACATCTTCACCTTTTCTAGCCCTGATGCATCTGTCCAATGCTTCGTTAGGGGTTTGATAAGGTGACTTATTAAATATAATTGGCAAAATACTACATGATGCCATTGAATCTTTAGTTAATTTTCCTACCATCTTTTCTCCTTTGTAAGACAGTGTACACTTTGGCATACACCCTTTTTAAACTAAGTACACAAAGGCGGTCTTTCGCTTTGTGCATATTTTCTCTTTTATCAATCTCTGTCACCAGAGCTTGCTCAATGAGTTCTAAATCTCTATCTGTCCAGTTCATGCTGTCACCATCCACATAAATGCCATTGGTAGTAGTATGGCTGGTAATACGACCACCCCATAGACAATGAAGGCTATGAGGTGTTTGAGTAAGACGACTATTTTATCTTTCATATTTAATATCTCCATGTAGTAATAGTAGCTTTGCAACACCTTGTTGTCAACAATTATTTACATTGAATTTATAAATGTTTAATTTAGTAAACATGGAAAGAAAATTAATTCCAATAAGTGTGGGCTTACATGAGCAGATCAAAGACTATTGCAGGGCTAATGGCTATGTGATGTCTAAGTTCATTGAGAACATACTGGACACTAACTTTAATAAATTAAAGGGGAAAGCAAATGAGCAACGAGGTTTACAATCCTGAGTGCCAATACTTTAGAGAACGCAATGGGCGTAAGAAAGTTTGGATTAATGAAGGCTTAGTCAAGCGACTACAAGACTTGGCTGTGCATTATGAGACTGACGTGCAAACCATTGCTGAGTATTTTGTGCAAGTGGGTGTCAACACTGTTGAGCATAATCCATCTGGGAAGGTGGAATTTGATTTGGAGAATTTATGAAAGAAGTAAATTACGATGTTTTTCACAATTTCTGTCATAGGCTTTATAACGATAATCAAAAAGAAAAGATTTCGTTAGGGCTTGAGCTAGAAACTTTTGAAGAATACTATAACGAAAACCTGACTTTTTTAATAAAGAAGTTCTTTTGCGAAGAAGTACAGGCGATATAAATTGGCAAAACTAAGGAGTAAATATGTCATTTTTGCAATTAAACGAGAACGATTCATCTAGCATGTATATCAAGCACAGTTTTCAGCTAGGTAAATTCGTAGTAAATGATGAGCCACTTGATGTGGATTATATGTTAATACATCCTGATTTTCAGACAGGGTTTGGTCGCTTTAGCGGTCAATACGAATGGGTGTGGGATGATAAACAAGGAGTACCAAACGACAATAAAAGCGAACTGATAGCCGATGGTTATAGTCGTGCCTTTGGTGCTAGAGTTTATCTGAAAGATCAGGGTGTCTACATTTGGCAAAGGTTTAGCAAACTAGAATGTCAATCATTTGACGATGCTATGTCAGCAGCTTGGCGAGATAAAGTCGATGGTAAAGTGCCATGCTTCAAATACGAAGGTAGTGAGAAAATATCTCTTGCTAGTGGTGCTAAAGGTTATGTTGCCAAATTGTCCTATGTTAAGTGGGTCGATATGCCAGAGGATTTCAACAATCCTGCTGAAGCTCAAGTAGATAATAAGGATGATGAGTTAGAGGATGGCATACCTTTCTAACGAAGATTATCGTAGCTCTGGTGGTGAAATCTCATCATCTCCCTATAGTGTGGATGCCACCAGAGTTCACGATTCCAACACCAAACTATGGGTCGAGCCTTTAGGCAATATCCTAGAAAAAGATTATCCCAAGCCAGTCCCTTTGATTGAGGGGCTACTGCATAGTGGGACACAAACTATTATTTATGGCCGAGCAGGCTCTGGCAAATCTTATATCACCCAAAAAATTATGCTGTCATTGGCTAGTGGTGTTGATTTCTCATATTACCGAGTGCCAAAAGCTATCAAGATTCTATATGTCGATGGTGAGATGTTGCCAGCCGATTTGCAATCAAGATATCGCAAGATGAAACCTAAGTTGTGCAACATGGATGAGTGGCAGCAGGGTATGAATAATCTGCATTACTGTTCTAGGTTTATCCAACCACAAGAGAAGTCTCTGAACATGGCGACAGGCAAAATGGAAGTTCAGAACGATCCGCAGATGTTGCTGCGTACATTGGATGATAAAGCTAATATGCAACAGCTTATGAACACGATTGAGGTGCATGGCTACGAGCTAGTGGTCTTAGATAACATCTTTACCTTGTTCAACTTTGATGATTTTAGCTCACCGACTGAATGGCTGACCCATGTCCAACCTTTTTTGAATTGGTGTCGGCAAAGAAACATCACAGTGTGGATTGTCGACCATAGTAGAAAGACAGCTAGTGCCAGTGGCAATTCAGCTTTGTTTGGTTCAATGGTTAAGCAGGTCACACTAGATTTATTGATACAGGTTGAATCAGAAAAGAAAGAAGTTGACTACGATGATGACAGTGACATCGAGTTTACTTTTAAATGGCATTTTGAAAAAGCACGACATCTTAAAGCGATAGAGCAAGAAGATGTCGAATTCCAGATTAGGGGTGGTGATATTGAGGTTATTGAAGATCCATTTAAGAAACAAATGATATTAGCTAAGAAGTATTTTGAGCAGGGCATACCACTGCGTAAGATACAAGAAAATATTATGGATGATATTAATTACAATGTTAGTTATACCAAGATAGATAGATGGGCAAAGAGAGAAGGATGGCAGCGACCAAGCAAATAATAAATATATTATGTTATATCTCTCTACTCTATAAGAGTAGTAGAGAGTATAACAAAATATGTATTTACTTCTCTAAAAGAAAACAAAAGGCTGAAAGCCTTATAAAAAGTGGAACAGCTCTGTTTTTTCCTCGAATTAATGTAAGTTTTTCATTGATGGGGCTGTTTCACACCTTTCAAATAGGTGAAACAAGATGAGTTTAAGAGATAGATTAAAGCAATGTAATCTTGAAGGACAAAAAACTCAAGAAAGATTTAAAGACCTTATGGATGCAAAAGGTAAATGGTGCTTGCCATCTACTAAAGAACAAAACATACATGATCATATTGACTTTTGGATTGGTGAGGTCGGGGTCGATGTTAAAGGCAATAGACATCTTAAGTGCTGTTGGTTAGAACTAAAAAATGTCACAGGCAAAGATGGTTGGCTTAAAGGCAAGGCAGATTATATTGTCATGGACATCATAGAATTAAAATCTTTTATATTCTTTTTAAGAACTGACCTGCTCAACTACTGTCAAAACATAACAGAGACTACCAATGACAAACAACAATTTAATAAGCTCTACACCAGAGCAGGGCGAAAAGATTTACTAGTTAAAGTAAGATACGATGACATTGAGCATTTAAAAAAAGGAGTATTAAATTATGAGCATTGATAAAATAAAACCACACGAGTGGGATAATAGCAACGAAGTAAAGATAACCAAGCCCAAAGCTATAGATAAGCAAGTAGGTGGTGATCACTATAAATCAATGAAGATTCAACCCTTAGAATTTATAGAAGCCAATGATCTTAGTTTCTGTTTAGCTAATGCTGTAAAATATATATGTAGACATAAGAAAAAGAATGATGGTAAGAATGGTCTTGAAGATATTGAAAAGGCTATACACTATTTAGAGCTACACAAAGAATTACATTATGCAGATAAAGATTAAAGACAACATCAAAGAGTTTAGTAAAAAACTAAATAGCTTCCAAAAGAAACAAATACCTTTTGCTGCAAGTCAGGCTATTAACAATACATTATTTGGTTTGCGTAAAGAGATGTCAAAGCAAACAGTAAAGAAGCTAGATAGACCAGTGCCATTCACGCAACGGGGTTTTTTAGTTGAGAAATCTAAGAAGACAAATCTTGTCGGCATTTTAAAAATAAAACCTGAAGTTGCTAAATATTTAAAATTTCAAATTGATGGTGGCATCAGAAGTAGAGCAAAAAAAATACCCGTACCAATCGTCAAGAATAAAAGGTTAAATAAGTATGGTAACATCGCAGGCAAAAGAACAGGCTTGGTCAAGGGCAGTAAAGAATTTATTGACACAATCGAAGGTGTGACAGGTGTCTGGAAACAAGGCAAGAAAGGTGAAACACCAACACTACTTATTAAGTTCCACGACAGCGTTAAGTACGACAAAAAACCTTTCGATTTTTATAAGATAGGTAGAGGTTACATCAATAACACTTATGACAGACAACTAACTAAAGCACTTACCAAAGCACTAAGGACAGCAAGGTAATATAACTAATACTTATATCTCTAATGATAAAAAAATCCAGAATAAATACTGCAAAAATAGACAATCCTCTAAAACCCTTATATATAGGGGCTTGTAGGTTCTTACTAGCCAATATCATCTGCTTG